AAAGTTTGAGACAGTCGTTATTGTTTTTGACAACGACAAGATAGGTAAAGAAGCAGCCCGTAAAGTTGCTAAGCTTTTGACTCCGGGTAAAGCTAAGATCTGTACACTGCCTGAAGAATATAAAGACCCTAACGATATGCTACGGCAGGGGAGACATCAAAATTTTGTAGACTCTTGGTGGGCTTCTAGTATTTATACACCTTCAGGAGTCCTTAACCTTACAGATAATTTAGAAAAATTAATTGTCAGGAAAAAGATTGAATCAGTTCCTTACCCTTGGGCGGGTCTTAATGATAAGCTATATGGTATGCGTAGAGGTGAGCTAGTTACTTTAACTGGTGGCACAGGTCTTGGGAAGTCTAGTATTACAAGAGAGCTAGAGCATTGGCTACTCAACGAGACAGAAGATAACGTAGGTATCATAGCCCTTGAAGAAAACTGGCAGCGTACTGCCGATGGTATCTTGTCTATTGAGGCTAATGAAAAACTTTACATTGAGCAAATAAGAGAACAGTACGGCGAAGAAAAATATGCAGATCTTGTTCATAAAGTATTTACAGGTGACAACGAGAACCGTCTTTGGATTCATGCACACTATGGCGCTACTGATTTTGATGACATACTATCTAAGATACGTTACATGATTATAGGCTGTAACTGTAAGTGGATTGTAGTAGATCATTTACATATGCTTGTTATGAGTGCTGCTTTCGGTGACGAAAGAACTACCATTGATAATATTATGGGCGCTCTTAGTAGACTAGTTAATGAAACAAATGTCGGGATGATTTTAGTTTCACACTTACGTAGGATAGAAGGTAACAAAGGACATGAGCAAGGCGTCACTGTAGGCTTGTCACACTTAAGAGGCTCTGCAAGTATAGCTCAGATATCAGACTGTGTTATTGGTCTGGAGCGTAATCAACAATCAGAGGATATACAAGAAGCTAACACGACACACTTAAGAGTTCTTAAGTCTAGGTACACAGGAGATGTGGGCATGGCTAGTCACTTGCTTTATGATAGAGATACTGGTAGACTTAGAGAAGTCTTTGTAGAAGAAGAAACAGACGAGTTAGAATTATGAAGTCTTTAGTTTTTGATATAGAAACAAATGATTTAAAAGCTACTAAAATATGGTGTATATCAGCTATTGATGTAGACACAGAAGTCCAAACATCTTTTGGGCCTTCAGAGTTGGATAAAGGATTAGAGTTTTTAAGAACTGCTGACAAGTTAATAGGCCATAATATTATCGGCTTTGATATACCAGTTATTAAAAAACTAACTGGCGTAGATCTTATGGACAAAACTATTGTAGATACTTTAGTTTTATCTAGATTATTTAATCCAGTCAGGGAAGGTAATCACGGCCTTGAAAGATGGGGGTATGCTTTAGGCTCTCCTAAAATAGAGTTTGATCAATACTCAGAGTACAGCAAAGAGATGCTTACATATTGTGAGCAAGATGTTTATCTTAACTATCAGGTTTACAAAGCTTTAAAGAAAGAATCTAAAGGTTTCTCTAAAGAAAGTGTAATGCTTGAGCATGCTGTTTGTAATATATTATCTAGCCAAAGAGACTATGGGTTTCTCTTTGACATAGAAAAAGCCAGCAAGTTGTTAGCCTTGTTAAACTCAAGGACTGATGAGATATATAAAAACATTACTGAGTGCTTTAAACCGAAGAAAGAAACTAAACAAATATATAAAAGGTATAACCCAGAAGGTAGACTACTTAAGACAGGTGTGGATAACTTTGGTAAAAATGTTAGGCTAACAACAGAAGAATATGAGCAACTTAAAACAGATAATTTTGTAGAAAGATTTTACATTAAAGAATTTAATCCTTCTTCACGACAACAAATCGGAGAATATTTAATTGACTTTGGTTGGAAACCTTTAGAGTATACGCCAACGGGCCAACCTAAAGTTGACGAAAAGATTTTGTCTGAGATTAAAAACATACCTGAAGCAGAGGTGATAGCTGAATACTTAATGATACAAAAAAGATTAGCTCAAATTAATTCTTGGTTTAAAGAACTTAATGAAAGCTCTGGCAGGGTACACGGTTTTGTAAACCATAACGGAACTATTACAGGAAGGATGACACATCGGAATCCTAACATGGCACAAATACCCAGCACCAGTTCTAGTTATGGTAAAGAATGCAGGGCTTGTTGGTCTGTGCCTAAAGGATATAAACTTGTAGGCATTGATGCTTCTGGATTAGAATTACGGATGCTTGCTCATTACATGAACGACGAGGACTATACTAATGAAATCCTTAATGGAGACATACACACCACTAATCAAAAACTTGCAGGACTTGAATCAAGAAATCAGGCTAAGACTTTCATCTATGCCCTACTATACGGAGCAGGAGATGCTAAACTTGGAACAGTGGCTGGAGGAGGTAAGAGTGTTGGAAGGAACCTTAGAAAATCATTTATTAGTAATCTCCCATCATTCAAAACTCTTAAAGATAACGTTGCTAGAGCATCAGCAAAAGGATATCTTAAAGCATTAGACGGACGTAAGCTATACGTAAGGTCAGAGCACAGTGCACTTAACACATTACTACAGGGAGCAGGCGCTATTGTAATGAAGCAAGCATTGGTTATACTAGATGATAAGATCAAACATTTAGATGCTCACTTTGTTGCTAATGTTCACGATGAATGGCAGATAGAAGTCCGACAAGATCAAGCCGATGAAGTAGGTAGGCTAGGTGTTGAGGCAATCATTGAAGCTGGTAAGGTTCTTAAACTTAAATGTCCTCTTGATGGGGAATACAAAGTAGGAGATAACTGGAGTGAAACACACTAACATGAAACAAGCAGATTTATTTGAGCAAGAACAAGATCATAAAGGTATCGTGTACAATCCTAAGTATGATTACAAAAGATTAAAAAAACAAAAAGATAGGATTTGGTTTCTAATGCTAGGGGCTTCTTCTTGGTTAACGCTAAGAGAAATTTCTGAGAAGACAGGAGATCCTGAAGCAAGCGTATCAGCTACATTACGCATGTTTAGGAGAGAGAGTGAAGGTGGTCACACCGTAATGAAAAGACCTAGAGGCCAAAGACAACGGGGCCTTTGGGAATATAAATTAGTGGAGAACACTTCTAATGAAGCCAGTTAAAATAACAAACAACAAACCAGACCATGATTCTAGCAGGATAGGAGACTTAGCAGAACATTATGCTATCACTTGGTTATGGGACAATGGCTACCATGTATTTAAAAACTGCGGTTGCACAGGCCCTGTTGATATTGTTGCGCTAGATCCTGAAGGAAAGGTTACTCTTATAGATGTTAAGTCTTACAAGGATGGTAGGCTTGCATCTAAGACACCGCTTCAAAAACAACTTGGAGTTCAGTATCTCCACTACAATTCACACACCCGCAAATGCAGATTCGTAAGGCATCGCAAATGAATATAGTAGAAGATATCTATAAAAAATTAGACGTTTTAAATGACGGGCCTTTAAACCTTTCAGATAAAACTATAGATGAATTTGGTGAGTCTATAAAAGAAGTAATTAAATCTTGGGCTACGCCGCAACAAAAAGATAACAAGTTTTATTTAAGAATGTCTAACATAGGTAAGCCTGCTAGGCGGCTTTGGTTTGATAAAAAAACAGAGCTTGAAAACAAAAGACTTGAACCTTCTTTGTTTATTAAATTTTTATACGGGCATTTACTAGAAGAAGTTATTCTTTTGTTAGTCAGGCTTTCAGGCCACAAAGTAACAGATGAACAAAAAGAAATTGAGATTGAAGGTATCAAAGGACACATGGATTGTAAGATTGATGATGTTGTTGTTGATGTTAAATCTGCGTCAGGTTTTTCCTTTAGTAAATTTAGACAGGGTATCCTTAGAGAGGATGATCCTTTCGGCTACATTGCTCAGCTCACGGCTTATGAAGAAGCTGAAGGAACAACTGATTCAGGATTTCTTGTTATTAATAAAGAGACAGGTGAGTTATGTTTTCATCAGCCAGATGAATTAGATAAGCCCAACATTAAAAATCATATTAAAGATCTTAAAAAGAAACTTGACTTGGAAACTCCTCCTGAGTTATGTTATGCTCCTATAGCAGAAGGTAAGGCAGGCAATATGCGGATTGCTAAAAACTGTATGTACTGCCCACACAAAAAAGAATGCTTTAAAGATTCTAATAATGGCAAAGGTTTAAGAGCATTTAGATACGCTAAAGGTTTAACATATTTTACTACAGTTAAATCTGAACCCAAGGTAGATGAAGTATATGAATGGTAGAAAAGCAAAGCGCATAAATAAAAAAGCTAAAGAACTTTCTGTTGAATGGCTAAAGACTTTAGTGTCTGAAGAAGAAGCCTTGAAAGTTAAACACTCTTCTTATAATAAACTTGTTTATAATCAAAAGGGTACGGCAAGGTCTATGCCTTTTTCTTATAAAGGTATTAAACAAAAACTAAAAAAATTAAATGCTATAGACCATTTAACTCTTAAGGATATAGAGTGACTGTTAAAATAAAATCAGGGCTGCGCAAACGTAGAGTTAAAAGACCAGTAGAAAAAGAAGTAGTGAAAGGCTATGATTCTAATTGGGAATATGAACTACATACAGGCATCTTAAAAGATTGGGATATACATACAGATACCGTTGACTATATCGTTAAGCATACATACCATCCAGACTTTATAAAAAAAATAGAAAACAAAATTATTTTTTTAGAAGCTAAGGGAAGGTTCTGGGATCATGCCGAGCATAATAAATATGTGTGGGTTAAAAAAGCTTTACCAAAAAACATAGAGCTTGTATTTTTATTTGCTGATCCTGCCGCTCCTATGCCGGGAGCAAAGCGGCGTAAAGATGGTAC